GGGACGTATGATAATGAAATCGTAGTAGGTGTCTCGGGTGATGGAATTGTTATTCAGTTCAAATGATACAAATGACGTCGATGTGCTAGACTCTAGGCATGGACGCAGAAACAATCGAAAATAACTGGAAGACATACGAATCTCTTTGTAAGCGGCTCAATGATGATGGGCTCAATAAGCTCCTAACCGATCTTGGAGATCGCATTGTTGAGTGCCCAAATTCTCTCAAGCTTGAGCAGACGGGTTGCTATCCGGGTGGTCTCATTGAGATCTCGCTTCGAGTTGCCTCAACAATGAGAAAGCTCAATGAGACCCTGGATGATAAGCTTCCAACATCCTCAATTATTCGTGTGGGTCTTCTCCATGAGATTGGGAAGATTGGTGATCTTGAGATCCCCCACTTTGTAGACCAGGATAGTGACTGGCACCGTGATAAGCTGGGCCAGTTGTACAAGTACAATGAGGAGATGGATAAGATGACTTATGCCCATCGATCCCTCTGGCTTCTCCAAAACTACGGTGTCTCACTATCTCGAGATGAGTGGGAGGCTATCGCCACATCCGGAGGCTACCACCTCGAGGAGAATCGTTTCTACACAGGAACAAAGAATAAGCTCGGTAGACTTTTGTGTGCTGCGAGACTGATGGTTCTCTGACACATAAAATACTTATCTGTATGTCAACAGAACTACTTCGTGAAGTCATAAGTCTCCTTGTCTCTGAATCCGCTAAGGAAGATGAGGGAAGAGCAGATGATAGGGATCCTAAGCCAAAGACTGTCAAGAGGGATGGAAAAACCCTTACAGTTTTGACTGAGCCTGACTACACGAAGCCATCAAATGTAAGATCCCAAGCGGAAACTGATGAGACTGATGAGGTCTCTGTAGCTGCAAATGTTGCAGGTGCATCAGTTCCGCTAGGATATAGCCCAGAAGGCAGTCCACAATCCTCTCGTCAGGTAAAGAAGAAGAGAAAGAGTGTGACTGATGCGATCGGGCGTGCATTTGGCTGGGCAAAACCTATTAAGTCCTTTTGACATATAAACCGAACTTAAAATTTGAAAACTCTCTTGAACATTTGAAAGTTGGAGGCTAGTCTTTAGCTAACACTTGTGCAAGTGACATTTAGAAAACTAGAAAGTTGAGAAAAGAAAATGGCAATCAATTTCGACGCAATTCGCAAGAAGCTCAATAAGCTCTCCGGACAGAACTCAAAGCGTGATGTAATGTGGCGACCCACTGAAGGTGAGGAGACTACTGTGCGCCTCGTCGCATTTCCTGACAATGACGGACAGCCCTTCAAGGAGCGCTGGTTCTATTACAATATCGGAAACAGCCCAGGACTTCTTGCACCATACCAGTTTGGTCGTCCTGACCCAATCCAGGAGCTAATTAATAAGCTTCGTGATGACACCGACAACAAGGAGTCTTACGAGCTCGCAAAGAAGCTCTATCCAAAGATGCGCGCCTATGCCGCAGTCATTGTTCGTGGTGAGGAGGACAAGGGCGTTCGTCTCTGGGCATTTGGAAAGCAGGTCTATCAATCGCTGCTTAACATCATGCTCGATGAGGATTACGGTGACATCACTGATCCAAAGACCGGACGTGATGTAAAGGTCACGTGCTCTAAGACAAATGGCAAGACCTATTCATCCACTGATGTGATGCCCCGCGGAAAGGCATCTCTTCTTTCAGAGAGTCCAGATAAGTCAAAGCAGTGGCTTTCAAATATTCCAAATCTTGATGAGCTCTTTACTGAGAAGTCCTACGAGGAGCTTGAGAAGATTGTGAATGATTGGCTCAACGGTGATACGACTTCAGCATCATCTGAGCTTGGCACCTCACGTGGTGAGCCGCCAGCAGTTGCAGCTGCTGTATCCACGCTGTCCTCAGAAGAGGATGCCCCTAGAGCATCATCGAAGGCAGCCGGTTCAAAGTACAAGAGTCTCGAGGACGCATTTGCTGATCTCGAAGACGCCTGATACTCACACTTAAAATTTAGTCACTTTGACACACCCCCGAATGGGGGTGTTGTCTTTTCTATGAAGAGAGAGGTCTGAATGGCAAAAAATACAGAGCAGGATAGTTTCACGGACGACTTGATTAAGTCACTCAATAAGTCACATGGTTCACGAGTTGCTTATAACCTTGCATTCGATGAATCACCCACACATGTCAAGAGGTGGATCAGTACAGGCTCAAAGCAGCTGGACTACATTATCTCTAACCGACGTGACGGAGGTCTTCCAGAGGGACGAATCATTGAGATCTTTGGCCCGCCCTCAATCGGTAAGTCACACATCGCAATTCAGATCGCTCGTTCCACACAGAAGATGGGTGGAATTGTTGTCTACATCGACACTGAGAACGCTACTTCTGTTGAGAATCTAGGCCTGCTGGGAGTCGATGTCAAGAAGCGGTTCGTCTATGTTGATACACACTGCACTGAGGAGGTCCTCTCAATTGCTGAGGAGACTGTACTGAAGGCGAAGGCAATGGATAAGGATGTTCCAGTGACAATTATTTGGGACTCTGTTGCTGCCACCTCTCCGAAGGCAGAACTTACAGGTGACTACGACAAGGATTCAATTGGTCTACAGGCCCGAGCAATTTCTAAGGGCATGCGTAAGATCACCGGTGTCATCGCGAACCAGAATGTTCTCCTCATCTGTCTCAATCAGATTCGTACGAAAATTGGAGTCATGTATGGTGACCCCACTACTACACCGGGCGGAATGGCAATCCCATTCCATTCATCTGTCAGGATCAAGCTAGGTGCAGGTCAGCAGATCCTCACAAAGGACAAGGAAGTCATCGGTATCCACGTCTCAGCGAAGACTGTGAAGAACAAGGTGACTGCTCCTTTTAGATCCTGCGACTTTGAGATCCACTTTGGCGTAGGAATCAAGGAACACGAGCAGCTTTTCGACATTCTCAGGAAGCACGGTGTTGAGACTGTTAATGGCAGGACTATTGAGATTGGCGGCACAGGTGCTTGGAAGACACTTTCCGTTATTAATTCAGACTCTGGTGAGGTTCTTGTAGATAAGAAGTTCTACAAGGCTGAGTTTGACAAGATCATAGATGATCCTGAGTACGCTGATTATATTGAGGATCTTCTCGAAGCTGCGATGTCCAAGAAGCGCAGCACTGAAGCAGCTGATGTCGATTCAGAGTCTTATGAGGAAGTCCGATCCATTACAATGGAAGTTGAAGGGTCTGATATTTCACCCGAGGACTGATGTCTCACCCGATAATCATAGTCGATGGTCTAAACTATTTTACTAGGCATTTTGTTGCAAATCCCACTATGAGCCGTCAAGGTCACCAAATTGGCGGCTTTGTGGGATTTCTCAAAGGATTAAAACTGTTAAATGATAGATTGAGCTCTCGACGTGTGATAGTAATTTGGGAGGGCGGCGGATCTCCCCGCAGGAGAGCAATATTTCCTGAGTATAAGTCAGGTCGACGACCGCAACGTCTTAACCGTTATTATGAGGACATTCCAGACACGTACGAGAACAGAGACTATCAGTTGAAACTCACAATTGAGTCTCTTCGACACGCACCTGTGCAACAAATATATATGTCTGACTGTGAGGCTGATGATGTAATTGGCTACATGTGCAGACACATGTTCCGTAATAATAAAATTGTTGTTGTCTCATCTGACAAAGATCTCTATCAGCTTATTGACAATAATGTGACGCAGTGGTCACCGGGACAGAAAAAACTAATAACCTCAGAAGAAGTTCGTGAGAAGTTTGGTGTTTGGCCGACGAATATGTGTCTTGTGAGGAGCTTTGTAGGTGATAGTTCTGATGGCATACCAGGGGTCGATGGTGCTGGCTTTAAGACTATGTCGAAGAGATTCCCATTGTTGCAGGAAGATCAGTCCTTGATGCTCCAGGATGTCTTGGATGAGGCCTCCAGACATAGTGCAACAAAGGTGCAGCTCTATAAAAACATTGTCGATCAGCAGGATATAGTGAGACGTAACTGGAAGTTAATGCACCTAGACATTGCAAACCTCTCAGGTGACCAGATCAAAAAGATAAATGACTCAGTGTCGAGTTACAGTCCCAAGAAGAATAAGCTTGAGATGATGCGCCTCTTGATAAGAGAAGGTGTTCAGGACTTTGATGTTGACTCATTTTTTATGACACTAAACGCTACAATCGTCTGAGGATTAAATGGAAGACAAAGACACAGTCATTGAGCTTGCGCTAAATGGCTCTTTTGGAAAGTACGGCAAGCAGTTCCAGGAAGGAATCTTTCACGGTCTCTTGACAGATCATCCGTGGGCTGCTCAAATGATGGAGGTTATGAAGCCTTCATTTTTTGATGTTAAGTTCTTGCAGTTTCTTTGTGACAAGTACTTCCTGTACCACCACAAGTATAAGTGCTTCCCATCCATGGGACTTCTAGTCCCACTCATCAAGGAGGATCTAGCAGAGTCGAATGACAAGATTCTTCTCGATCAAACTGTGGATTATCTTCACAGACTCAAGTCAAGTCCCAATATGGGAGACTTGCAGTACATCAAGGATAAGAGTCTTGATTTCTGTAAGCGTCAAGTATTTAGAGATGCGCTCGAGAAGGCTGTGGAGCTCATCTCCACTGATAAGTTTGAATCAGTTGTTGGTCTAATGAAGGAGGCAGTTGCTGTAGGACTTCCAAGTTCTGTAGGACACGACTTCTTCGAGGACTTTGAGGCGAGATTTGTCAAGTCACGGAGGCAGTGCTGTCCAACAGGAATTTCTCGTCTAGATGAGAAGGATATCCTTCAGGGCGGTCTCGGACGCGGTGAGATAGGTGTTATTACTGCCAACACAGGTGTAGGAAAGTCTCACTTTCTTGTCGCGCTTGGTGCGAACGCGATGCGCGCAGGAAAAAATGTGGTGCATTACACGTTCGAGCTTACAGAGACAGCTGTTGGCATTAGATACGATTCCAATCTCTGTGATGTGCCTTCCAATGATGTTCCTGAGAGTAAAGAGATCATCATGAAGAGATACAAGGGAATGGAGCTTGGAAGGCTCATTATTAAAGAGTACCCCACTGGAAGCGCTTCTGTGATGACAATCCGCAATCATCTTGAGAAGCTTATGATGAAAAATTTTATACCAAGTCTTGTTATTATTGACTATGCAGACGTCATGAGATCGTCTCGACAGTATGATTCGCTCAGACATGAGCTTAAGCTCATCTACGAAGAGCTTAGAAATCTTTCTATGGATATGAATATTCCAATCTGGACAGCATCTCAGGCAAATAGAGCGTCATCATCTGCAGACGTTGTTGGACTCGAGAATATGTCCGAGGCTTATGGTAAGGCAATGGTTGCCGATGTTGTTCTCTCTCTTTCTAGAAAGCCGATGGAGAAGGACAAGGGAACAGGAAGAATCTTCATCGCAAAAAATCGAGCAGGTCGAGATGGTGTCGTTTTCCCTGTTCACATTGACACAGCTAGATCTAAGATTGACATACTCGATCCCACGGAGCTCTCTCTCAACGAGACAGTTTCACAAGATGAGTCAACGATGAAGGATCTGCTTAAGCAAAAGTGGAAAGAAGTGAGCGGCAATTGATAAATCATTTAGGAGAATTTAATGTCTGATATTTCATATGAGTCTGCATTTAAGTCATGCGTCGAGTACTTTAAGGGTGACGAGCTTGCTGCTACAGTTTTCCTGACTAAGTACGCGCTTGTGGATGAGGGAAAGCTCGAGGAGGCGACGCCAGATGATATGCATCGTCGTCTTGCAAAGGAATTCTCTCGAGTTGAGGCGAAGTACCCCAATCCCATGTCAGAAGATGAGATTTTTTCTCTCTTCAAGGACTTCAAGTACGTAGTCCCACAGGGATCTCCAATGTCTGGCATCGGCAATCCTCACCAGATTCAGTCCATCTCAAACTGCTTCGTTGTGGAGTCACCGCACGATTCTTACGGCGGGATTCTCAAGACGGATCAGGAGCTTGTGCAGATTGCGAAGCGCCGCGGCGGAATTGGTTTTGATATCTCCACCATTCGACCAAAGGGAATGCCAACAGGAAACTGTGCAAGAACGACTGATGGTATCGAGGTCTTCATGGACAGATTCTCAAATTCCTGCCGTGAAGTTGCTCAGGGAGGCCGCAGAGGTGCGCTCATGCTCACGATCTCTGTCCACCATCCTCAGGTACTTGACTTTGTGAAGATCAAGCGTGCTCTGACACGTGTGACAGGTGCAAACATCTCTGTTCGTCTCTCTGACGAGTTCATGAATGCTGTTAAGCGCGGCAGCGATTATGAGGTTCGTTGGCCTGTGGACTCAAAGACCCCAGTTGTGTCAAACAAGGTGTCTGCCGCAGAGGTCTGGGATGCTATCATTGAGAACGCACACGCTTCTGCTGAGCCAGGTCTCCTCTTCTGGGATACTGCAAAGAAGATGACACCCTCTGACATCTACGAGAAGGAGGGCTTTGGATCTGTTTCGACGAATCCTTGCGGCGAGATCATCCTGTCACCTTACGACAGCTGTCGTCTTATGCTTCTAAATCTCACTGCTTTCATTAAGAATCCCTTTACACCTCAGGCTTTCTTTGATCAGGAGGACTTTGGAAAGAAGGTTCAGCAGGCTCAGCGTCTTATGGACGACATGATCGACATCGAGATTGAGCATGTTGATAGAATTCTCACAAAGATTGAGGAAGATCCTGAGACAGATGAAGTTAAGCGCATTGAAAAGAATCTCTGGACAAAGATTCGCGAGCAGGCAATGAATGGCCGACGCACCGGTCTAGGCGTTACTGCTGTTGGAGATGCCCTAGCTATGATGGGATTAAAGTACGGATCTGATGAGTCGATTGATGCTGTAGAGGTTTTCTACCGTGAGATGGCACTCAATGCCTACCGTGCTTCCTGCATTATGGCGAAGGAGCGTGGAGCCTTCCTGGTCCACGATCATAAGCGTGAGGTGGGTCATGAGTTCCTCGAGAGGATCTGGTCCGCTGATAAGACGGGTGAACTTCGAGCGTTGTCTGAGAAATATGGGCGTAGAAATATTGCTATCACGACCACTGCACCCGCAGGAAGTGTGTCTGTGCTCACTCAGACAACATCGGGTATTGAGCCTGCGTTCATGCTCGCGTACACACGTCGCAAGAAGATCAACACAGATGCGGAACCCAATGCTCGTGTCGACTTTGTTGATAATATAGGCGACAAGTGGCAGGAGTTCACTGTATACCACCACAAGTTCAAGGAGTGGATGGATACATTGGGAACTGAAACAACTGCCTTCTCAACTACGAAGGATCTAGTATCAAGAAGTCCATATGATGGTTCGACTGCAAATGAGATCGATTGGGTAGCCAAGGTGAAGCTCCAGTCAGCAGCTCAG